ATATATTGTCATAGTTGGTGCTGAAGTTTTGTAAAATTGAATTGTCATAATACTCCACCTCAAACCCTTTTACAGCAATCAAATCTCCAATCTGAAACGAGTGCTGATCTGTGAATTGCAGTTGTGCAAAATCATCCAACACATAGGTCAGAGTTGTGGCGCTGACATTTGTTTCTGTCACACGATACACATTCCATTGTCCGTCTGGATCCTTGGCTGTCCAAATTTTGATTCCACCACCCACGTCAAAGTTTTGATTATACGTGGTAATATCAAACACTGTTGCATCAGCATCATCTAAATGTACGTAACCAGCAGTAGGCAGATCTTCCATGTAAAAATCTTTGTTTCTGTTGCCATACAGGGTGGTGCTGACATTAAACAAGTCGTTGGAATTATACACATTTGACACGACCAAATTGGCATTGGCCTGTAGATTCACAATTATGTTTCCAGTGCTGTATGTGTTGCCTAGAGTAAATGCCACAGGATTGGTGTTGAATACCGACTGATCTAAAATAAATTCCTTGAATTGATTGCCATCCAGGTCTCCGTATTCGCCAACCTTGAATGCCCACTCCTCAAACAGTGCAATGTTACCCGACACGTTGTCAAAGTTGCCCTTGGTCAGTGCTGTGATGCTGTTGAGAGTTCCTTTTTCTTTGATCAGGCCTTGATAGAATTTGGTTTGATTTGGTATGCTGATACCAAGATCGGTCAAATAACTTCTTGGACGGAAACCAATTAGGCCAGCACTGAATAATTGTAGTGTTTCGTTGCTGGGCGGTTGATCAACGTTGTAGATATCCTGTGATTGCTGTGCCAACAGCCCAAGACTTGGTAAAAGTCCTGTTTTGATTTCAGATTCCTGAATCTGTATCCAGTCTGATATGTTGAATTTTGCCGTGGCAGTGATAGCGTTAGGCGCTGTATAATAGTTGTTGTTGAATGTGACAATGTCTCCAACTTGATAATCGGTGTTTGGTGTCCAGTCTCTAATGTTTGCAGTGCTGTAAATATATCCGCTGGCACTGAGAGCACCGGTCCATCCTCCTGTTTTGGATCCAGACAACTTTAATCGGAACTGTCTTAGTCCCTGTGAAGGCACATAAATGATGTCTCCAAAATCACTTTGATTGTCAAAGATCAACACATGCTCAAACTGAATCAGATTCAATCGGGCAAAACATATACCTGTTCCGTTGAGCGTGGTAATACCAAATCGATTTCCATTGGCAAAATTTTCGGCTCTAACAAGATTAAAATTGGTGTTTTTGATGGGCAAGAAGTTTTGATCCAACAAACGTCCCGACATACTGGTGTTGCCAATTTCATCCACCACAGATCCATTGGTCTGTAGTGCAAGTCTACTGGAAGTTGGATTCAACACAATAATGGTGCCAACGTCCCACCCTTGTTGACTCCAGTATAAAAATTCTCTTACACTGGTTCTAAAATTTCTAACGGCCTGTAGGTCTCGATCAAACTCTTCAAAAACAAATCCTGTTTTTTCAAGATAACGTTCGTAACTGATTAAAAAATCACCCAGTTGTTGTATAGTTGCATAGGTGGTGCCGTACGGTACCAGTAGTTCTTTGTTTGTGGTATCTTGATACAGATTAACCGACACATCTTCCACAGTCACTTGCTCGGCTCTACTGTTGGCAATGCTTGGTAAGATTGTAAAAAACGGGTTGGTAGTATCATACCCAACCACGCTGTAGCCAGTGGCAGTTCGTTGAACTATTACTGCGCTGTATGTGGCTGTACTGACAGGCACAGATTTATTTAGATAAATGTGATAATTGTTGTCGGGAACCACAATACCTGCTCGAGTTGCCCCTGGAGTGGTTTGCTCGGCTGTGACTGTGAGAATATTTTTGTCAGTGAATCCAGCAACTTTGTAATTTAATTTTACTTCTAAATTGTCTAAATATCCAGTGATCTTTTCAACAGGATCTATTCCCAAATTTTTAATATAATCAGCAATCCAGTTCACATAACCGCTGGTGCGTGTCACTGTGCCGGTGGTGCTGTCTCCGTTGACTGACAACAAGGCTGGACTAATTTTTGCGTTGTTTAAATTGTTAAACTGTCCAGTGATGTCGTTGACATAAAACTGTGATGTATCGTATTGTGTGCCAAAGTAACTGGCTGGTTTGGCCAAGGCCAGGGCCATTTGAACAGCATAAGGATAATCACTACTGCGGCGCCAGGCTGTTTCTACTGGACCTTCCTGTCCAACAGTGTAATTGTTGCCACCAGCAGTCAGGTTATATTGTTTGATTATGTTGACATCTGTGGGTGGCAACAGGTTACCTGCATTGTCTACAGGAATAAAATTGGTCAATCCGGGTCTAGCAAAACGCTCATCTGTGTAGGGTACACCGTTGTTCCAAACATACCCGGCTTCAAGGTCTTCCCACAATGTGAAATTGCCCCGAGTGTAAGGAGCTGGTCCATAACGTGTTTGCCACCAGGCAGGTTCAAATCCAAAACCCAACATTTCCCATGGTGCCAAATTGGGCCTGTCGGTATCGTACCAGTATTTGTAAATGGCACGCCACGATCCCTGCAAGGGCTCATCATTCACAGTGTCTGTGAATTTTTCATAGTTCCAGGTCCAGGCATTGTTAGCGTCGTACCAGACATTGGTAGTGTAATCCACATTGTTTGTGCCCGACCACTGCAAAAAGTTACGTGATAAAATTTGTATAAACTCATTGCGGGTGTATTCAGTGGTTCTAAAACGTCCAGGTACAATGTCATACAGGTTAATGATGTTTTTGCTGTAGTCTGCTTTGATGTTGTTGTAGATGCGTTTTTCAAGTTCTAATATATAGTCATCACGGAAGTCACCAAATGCTGGCATTACCGATCCGTCGTGGCCGCGTATGACGTTGGTGGGTGTTTGATAGGTAGTGTCTTCAAATATCAGTGGTTCACTCTTGGGGTACAGTCCCAACTTAGTTGGTGTTTCAGGAATAAAATTTCCGTCGGTGTTGAAGTAATCTCTAATCAGTATGGTGTCACCAACTGTGAGTGCAATTGAAAATATCACTGCAGGTACGGTGTTGCTAAAAACATAGTCTCGCCCAGCAACTAACTGCACTCCGTTGAGCCAGATCAATACTGCGCGATTGCTGAGTTGTGTGTCGTTAAAGATTGTGCTAATTTCGTAGTTGGTCTGCCGAGCATTAAGTACTGTGTAGTTGATTGCAGTGTAATTGCCGCCCTGTGGCACCATGTCAGAATAGTACCAAGGAAAACTGTTGTTCTTGACAGCATTGATGTTTTGTAAGATTGCATCTACACCACTGATAGAATCTGCGTAATTGAGTCCAGGCAGTGTGGTGCAAAGGCTTATAAACTTGTTTTTAAAACGACTGTATTCTTTTTTGGCCAAATCAATGCCATTGACAAAATTGACCACAGGATCATTCAAGAATGTCATGGCATAAATCAACGAAGCACTGTGTTGATTTAACGTTCCATTTTGCTTTTTAAAATAGGTGTCCTGAACAGGTCGGTTGTTGATAGTGGTGTTTTCCAACAACTTGTTGTAGTGTGTTCTAATTTGTCCCAAAGCAATGGTAGAAAAATTTTCATTCAAAGGATTTTGACTGAGATTTTTAGGAATCTCATAATAGGCCAGTTTGCTGACACTGTTGCTGTATATTGCTATGTCAAGTTTGTCGCCCACTGCTGGATCAGACAAAAAGATTATGACGTTGTATTCGCCATATGTGGTCAATTCATAATCTGTATTTTCAACCAACAAAATATTGTTTTTATAAACTTTGAGATGCGGAATTGATCTTGTGTTTGCTGGCAACACGTCAATTTGCACAAATGCACGATTGACACCATTGATTTGAATCACTCGACCATCAAAAAACTTGGTAAAGTTTTGATACTGACTGCTGGGCTCTGTTCCCTCCACCCAAGCATTCAATTTCTGTTGTGTGTTCAAACTTGTATTTTTGCCAAGGTATCCAGTGTTGCAATCGACGGAAGACATGGTTCCAGTGGCCATGTTTGTGACATAGTCAAACGTTTCTGTGTCATAGTGGTTGTCAAACACTATGTCGCCGATGTTGTTGAAATTTTGATAGCGAAGTGGGAAACCCAAAATAGGATCATTGTTGCCAGTTCCAACACGATAACCAAAAATTTTACTGCCTGTAAAGGTCGATTCAGGATATGCTGTGGCATCACCAAAACTGTATCCATTGGCATCAAATAAATCAAACAGCGGTGGCTGGTTTATTCCTGTTTTGGCCTGTGCTTCAAACCAATTGGTGCCATCAAAATAATAAGTTTTTCCAGCATTGTCACCTTCTGTGACTAAGGCATTTTCGCCAGGCAACACAGGATTGTCGTTGGTGGCCACTAGATTGATGTAATTTGCTTCAGGTTCTCCGGGCAGTGCTAGTCCTGGAATTTCTGTGACTTCCCAGATTTTGTTTCTGACATTGACATCATAGTCATTGGCAAATATTACTCTGTGACCTGGTGCCAAAGTCCTGCCATCTACCACAGCAGTGACCTGTCCTTGTACTCGTGTGGCTGGTATAGTTACACCAAATGCATCTGTTTCTGCAAAAGAAACCAGATCCACACTGTTTTTGGCTTGGCGTCCAAAATTAAACAATTGTAGGTCTGGCTCAAATTCAATTATGGGTCTGCGACCGGGCAAGTTGGGACCGTAGTTGGCTGCTGTGTTGTTGTACTGGGCTGTGTTGGTGATTACATCTTTATGGAACCAGCGATTGCTACGACTCCAGGGATTACGGTCTCGACTGCCGCGATTGACAACAATATAATCAGGCGTGGTGTCTAATAGATCTCCGTATTGTTCCGGCACAACAGTCTGTCCCACAGGCACTAGATTAATAGCCGTACCAACACCCTCCACATACCACTCTCTGATTCTATAGCCGGTGGTGCCATTCCATTCTCCCACCAACTGCTCGTTTTTGTAGGCCACAGCCGTTCCACTGGTGCCTGTGACTGTGGCCCCCATGTCTTCAAGTGCCTTGCTCCAGGTGCTGTAATTGACATAGTCAAATTTGTAATAACTGGCCGGTGTTACTAAACTGTCAAATTGAATTTTTAATCCATTGGTAAACACCACACCATTGGGGCTGGTATATCCTACTCGGCCAATAATTTCTGTGTCAACTCTAATTGGATCAGATGTATTGTCTATCAGTCTGATCTCACCAACAAATCCTGCATCTCTGCTGTCTTGATAGTAGAGTGTGTCTGTGTTTGCTGTGACAGCAGGAACTATATTATAGTTTAGATTGTCATTCAACCAAAATTGATTGGAAGCATAAGTCTTACCTGAACTGATAAACACTTTTTGTCTAGGAGATATTGCAGTCTCAGGAGAAAGTTGTATGATATAGTCTGTGCCGTCTGCATCAATTGAAACTAGATTGATTTTCCAGGTGCCGGTGCGAACAGCATCTGCGATTACATCTCCAGGACGAATGCTAGACACATCTAAACCGGCATACAAAGGGTTTACAGCAGGTGTAGTCCAGTAGGTGTCGTCCTCATCGTTGCCAGTAAAAATTAATGTTTTGTTCTGTAACTGATTGTTGATTCCGTCAACGCCATCAGTGTATTGATTCAAGAAATCACTGAGCAGGCGATTTTGTATATCAGTGTATTTGAGTGTGATTGCTGCATCTACTGTGGCACTGATAGGCATCAAGATATAAAAATCTTGTGCATTATACAAAGGAACACGAAAGGTAACTGTGCCTGTTTCGGCGCCATTACCAGAGACTCCAAACACGTCTCTGGTACTGACTGTGGGAAGATTGGGGTCTACTCCGGTCACACCTGGAGCACTTTGTATCCAAAAATTGCTGCCTGGTTGATCCAAGGTAAATGTGTAGGTTCCGCCACGTACCAGAGTCAGTTGTGTGTTGGGTTGATAGCCAGTGCCAGTAAAGGTGTATCCGCCCACTGCTGAGTTTTTGACCACAGTGTAGTCGGCATTGTAAGGTGCTTGATTTCCATAAACAACTATGGTGTCTGGACCGTCGGGCAACCAGTAATAGTTGAAATAATTTACAAATTTATCGTAATCAAAATGACCGTCCCAATTGTACATTTCACTGCCAAACAAGCGTTGTTGATTGTCAATCAGTCCACCGTAATTTTGTATGTTTTTTAATAAATCAATATAACCAGTGTTGAATTCTATTTCGCCACTTTTGTTGGTTACCACCACACTGGGTTCCATTTGATAATTTTTTCTTAACGCATCCGGCTCAGGCACATAATTATCACCTGTTTTGTACGTGGGTGCAAATGTACGTCCTATGTAACCGTTAACAGGTGTGTTGATAGCGTCGGACGCCAATTGATCCATGGTGGCGCCAAGAAATCGACGGTTGGTGGGAGTACGGAATACTCTAGGTAAAAAGTTAATTGTGTTGACTATGGCCATTAATATGTCCCAATCAAGGTATTGCCCAAATTCAATTGGGCCGCGGTAATGGCTGAAATTATTTCAACGTCGTTGACTGTGGCGGCACTGGTGATGATTTCCCAGGGTTCACAGTTGATTTGAAAGTAGTTACCAAACACCAGGTTGTTGTTGGCCGGCACAATCAACACACTGCTAATGTTTGGCGCCAGTGTGCTGTGTAAGTATGCAGCCAACTCACTAAAATAAAAAGTTTCTCCAAAGTCCCAGTTGCTGACATCAAAATATCGATTGACTGCGTTGATCACCTGGCTCTTGATCTCGTTGTCGGTAATGTTGGCACTGGGGTTTTTTACCACCTGAAATCTGGCACGTAGATTTTCAACAGCCTTGGTACCAAACAACGGCTTGAATTTGGCTGGATTATAGATCAGTGTGTCGCTGACTGTTTTGTAGTTGTCCAGATCATTGTAGGCTGTTTCTAAACTGGTGCTGGTGGGCAAATCTGGTTCCATTACTGTTCCTGTTAAATCTCTGAGATAGTTGGTGTAATCAGTGGCATAGGTCGAAGTCAACATGTACACATCAATAATATTGACTGGTGTTGGATTGATTCTACTGCGCCCTGGAACGTTGTGTTTGTATTGAAAATACAGATTGTCTTTGTATCCAAGAGCAACATTGGCAGAAGTAGCAAACAAGTCAGGATTGTCAGGTATCAATTCAGACTGTGTGCTGGGCACACGAACCAAGACCTTGTTTTTGTCCACGTAGCCGTCAGCGGCAGTGATAGTGTTGTATATCTGCCATATCAGGTCGTCGTCCAAGGAATCAACTGTGTTGGGTTTGGTATTAATTTTTAAGATTTTAACAATGTCGTTGATATTGGTTCCGGTGGAAGAATTGTACACACGCACCATGGGATCAAAATAAAACTTGGTATTTCCAGCACTGCTAAATGTGTATTCAATGGTTCTATAGTTGATGGTGTACAGACCTTGATTGTAAGTAAATTTCAATATCCAGTCTGTGCTGCTTCCAATGTCAGCCGGAGCAATGTTTTGCCACACTCCGTATGGACCATAGGTACCATCTTCATATTGAACTCTTACCGCGGTGTTGTATTTTAATCCAAAATTCAACAGGGTCTTGATCTGTGTGATTATGGTTGTGATCAATCCAGTGCTGAGATCATTTTTATAAGGCGGAACAATGGCTTCGGCACCGGCCAAACTCACATTGCCAAGTACGGCACCAGTGGGAACCACAGTGCCAAATGTAATTTTGTCTGCCACACGGTCTGTTACCACAGCGTAAAAATTCAATGTGTCCCCAATGTTGGTCAGTGTGTTGCCCAACTGCAATTGATGTTCGCTGTCAAATCTATAGCCCACAGGTGCACTGAACTGCAACACAGCACCAGGATCAACATAACGCAGATTATGACTCACGTCGCCGCCCACTTGTAACGCAACATTGCTGACCACGTTGGCCAAAAATCCTGTACTGGAACCTGTGCTCACAGTGTTTTGATTAAATTTAATATTTCCACCAGCGACAGTGTTGGTGTTGCCACTGAATCGCGGAAACACTGCGGTGTTGCCGTAGTAGTAATTTCTAACTTCAACACTGTTGATGGTTGGAATGATCTGATTGTACACTGCTGAGAAAATGTCATTGTCGGTTAAAAAATCAAATTGTCTTGATCCAATTTTGTTGTTGGCCGAAATGATACCATCGTCACCAAAAATATTGGTACTTGAAAAACTACCAGTGGGATCCAAGGCATCAAGATACAAACTCACTCCCGAACTGGTGCGATTGACTGCTTTGATCTTTTGTATGCTACCATAATTGGTCTGCGGGAAGATATTGTAATCTTCTGCTGTGACCATGCGGTTTTGTGTGTAATACTGTTGTGGTGCTGATGCCTTAATACTGCTGAGACTTGGTGCTGCATTGGCATTGGTCACTGTGTAGTTCAAACTGGCTGTGATAGTCAGAGTCTCCACACGATTGTTTTTGCTGATGTAACTGAATGCTACACTCACCGAAGACATGTCATCGGGCGTGATACTGTAGGTGGTTCCGTTGCTGGTGCGATAATAAAAACGAAAACTGCCTTGTGGTATGTTACTGAAACTGCCGTCACCAAACACCAGATCCACTTGATCATTGGTTCGTGTGTTGATCTGATAGAGATTTTTTTGTGCCAGTTGATTGTAAATCACATTGACACCGCCAATGGCAGGAACTTTGGTCCATGACTGGTTGATGTTTCTGTTGACGTCCAGACTGTACAGCCATTGGTCTGTGTTGTTGATGTTGTTGGTAGCAACAGTCACAAAGTTGTTGGGTATAGCATTGACAATGTTGAATTCTGTGCTATTCAGTTTGCCCTGTTTAAAATACAGGAAAAAGCCAGTGTTGTTTGATCCATTGCCGTTGTTGTCATTACGGTAAAGAATATTGAATCGGCCAATGGCAGTTGGATCTGCTTCGTATAGATAATTTTCACCTACACTGGTGGCACTGACTGCTTCAAATGCCACTGTGCTGCCTTGTATGGTTGTGCTGAATGCACCAATTGGCAAGGTGTTGGTGTTTAAATTGATGGTGTATTCTTCAGTTTTGATGTTGTTGATGGCTTGACTGTTACCGGGCTTGCCCACAGCCTGGCTGCTGATCAGGGCTGCATTGATCACAGTGGTAAACTGTTCCAACCAGTTATCGTTGGTTAGGTCATTCCAGTGTACAGTGGCATTGCTGAGATTAATTCCCGAACTGTCAGTCAGCGATTCTGTGGTGCGCACACTTTCTACTTTGAGTAGCCCACTAGCACCTGTGTTGCGTTGTGGGTTGTAACTGAGCATGCGTGCCAGTTTCAGTATGCTGTCTCTGCGTTGTGCTGTGTCAATGAAGTTTTCTCTGGCATTTAAATCGGCACGAAATGCCAAACTTTGCCCTAAGAAAGCAATCATGTCAATCAGGGCCAGATATTCTGAACTTTCTAAAAAGTCGTTGAATGTTTCTGGGTAGTATGTCTTCAAATACGTGATCATACTGTTACGCAGGGTTTCAAAGTCGTAACTGGTAAAATCAGCGTTGGTAAACGTTTGATAGATCTTGGTCCAGTCTTGCTGTACTAAGAGGTTGGTTTGACGTGTGGTTTGTGCCATGTTATAGTGTCCGTATCAAGTATTTATCGTACGGAATAATATGGTCTGTTAATTAGTGACTAATCTGTTGTTGGCTCGATCAAAATTCAATGCAATGGTTTCTGTTTGATCTGTGGGTATGTAACTCACAATGATTTCTATCAAGAATCCTGTGTCTTGTTCAGTCACTGCCACTTGTTGTACTGCAAGTCTAGGGTCATAACTTATAATACGTGTGATATCATTGGTAATGATTTGTTTGGTATCTTCTGTCAAGGGTTCAAACAACATGTCCCAGATTATGCTGCCAAATGCAGGATTCATAAGTTTTTCACCTTTGCGTATTTCAAAGTGATTGATCATGTCTTGTTTGGCCAACTGAAAATCAGTCACACTGTATTTTTTGGCATTGAGTCTGGTGCTGAATCCGCGATATATTGTCATAGTAGTATTTATTTGCTGAGAATCACCACAGCGTACCTGCCAGCAGCATAGTAACTGTTTCCAGCACCCACGCCAAAATAACGCCAAGCATAGGCACCTGTGCCCGCAGAATTGTCTGCACTAGGTGGTGTGCCCACGCCCAATTGCCAGGCCACATACAACATGCCAGCAATCATGTCGGCAGTGTCGGTGGTACGCACAGCACCAATTCTGATGCAACTGTTGTACAGATCTATCAAACGCTGATATGACAGCAATTCTTGTGCTGAAGAGTTGTTTAAAAATTCTGTAACATTGTTTACTTCGGTCAGGTATTCGGCATAGGAATTAACAGGTGCTCGCCAACAGTGTTGATAGTTCACGCAATCTGTGCCGTAACTGACATTTGAGCCGGCAGTCAGTAGTCCATAGTTTTCCAGGATTTCGGCGCTGACCTGGTATCTACCCAGTTCATTGTTGGCGCCAATTTTTTTATAGTCCCAATTAGAAGACACATAGGCTATTTGTGCCAGTAAACATTGTTGTTGTACAGCGGATAACTGTGCTATGCTGGACCAGTCCGGGGCGGCTGGTGTTGCATCTGCACGTCCCAACCAACTCAGCGGCAAAGGCGCTGGCGGTGCTGTGCGTGTGGCCAGTTGTATTCCTGTGTCCATTATTTTCTAGGTCTCTTTCCGTTGGAGTCGAGCCAGGGTTCGTGTGCTGGTGCCACTGTGCAACCGGTCATGATCACTCCGCCCGACTGCCATAATCCGCCCGACAGTTTGGTGTCTGTTTTTGGTGTCACTGTGGGTGGCGTCACTGGGAAAGGAATGCCAGGCTTGCCCGAGTTCAACAACAGCATGCCACCAAACACACTGGTCTTTAACGCACTTGACAGATCCAACAAGCCGCCGGCTGTTAAACTGGCCTTGCCAAGAGCACTCAAGGTCATCATGGCATTGCATTTCAAACTGGCTGTGCCCACTGCTGACGCACTAAAATTGCCCGACGTAGCCATGCTGATTGATCCCAATGGTACTTTGTCGTTGCCCACAGCAGTCATTTTGATATTGGGTGCGCTGAGATTCATCAGCACATCACTGTGTAGATTCAATACGCCTTGAGTACGCAGATTAAAACCTGCGGCTGCGTACACATTGACCTGTCCGTTGTTGCTGAATTCCAACCACTGGTTTCCTGACGCAGATGCTATGTACAGTACCTGCTCTGAGTCGTTCATGAGTATTTGATGTCCGCCTGCAGTTCGCAAGCGCATGAGTTGATCTTTGCCATTTTTGTCGCCATCGTCCATGACAAACTGATGTCCGCCAGTTCTTGCATACACCACTTGCGGTGCACCGGCTACCTGATCATCTTTGCTGACCTTGCGACCCGGTGTACTAATACCATACACATTGCTGGGTGCTTCTCTCATACTGCTGGAACTGATGGCTCCGCGTATGGGATCTCTATCCAGTCCCTGACGTACCAGTAGTATAGATTGATATTCGTGTGGGTAACGTGGTGTGTTGGTCAGTCCGTCGGCATCAAACGCAGTGGCTTCTTTGGTGCTGTATTCTACCACTGGCAACACACTGCTACCGCTGACCGGCACACTTGTGGGAGTGCGAGTGTAATTTGCACCACCAATGGCACGACTGATGCCAGGCACCATGTGATGACTGCTGGAATCGTAGATGCAACCAATCCAGTACCAGTTGCCACTGGGAGTGCAAATTACCAAGACCTTGTTGCCAATGTCGGGTGGCACCATCCACATGCCATAACTTTGTCCTGCTGTGAATGGCCCATCGGGCAACTGCTGTTGATCTGTGCCGTAGGTGGTACCATAAAATGGACTGCAATAACTGGCTGTCACTGTGTCGTCAATGTTGTCTTGTGTGAGAACACCAGTCAGTTCAGGTATTTTGACTCGCAGTTGCCCCAGGCGATTGCCTTCCACATGACTGACAACCACTGCTTCAAATGGTCCCGAGTTCATGGCGGATGTTTTGCTGTCGTAGACCGCTGTTGAATTTGGGCCGGATTTTCTAATCTGTTCTGTTGCCATGCTGTTTAGTTGATTCCTTTATTGTCTAGGGTTGGCATTGACTTCTATAGCCCATGGCAACAAAGACTCTCTGTCTATTGGAATGTTTGTGTCAACAATAGGCATAGGTTCGTTGCTGACATTGTCAGGATCATAATCGCCAAGTGGGCGGCTTGGATTGGTCAACACCAGTTCTGTATCATTTTCAATGCCTATGCTGACAGGATCTGGACTGTTTTCACGACGTGCGCCGGCATTGGTTGCTTGGTTATAGGCATTTGGTGCTTCGTCATTCATGATTCTGACCAAGTTCAATACCTGTTCAAACTTTCCATTGGCAAATCGATTATTGATCTGCACAATTATGTACTGTCCACTAAACAGGCTTTGACTGTATTTGGGTTGCGGGAATGCCAGGCCTTGGTTGCCACCCGGCTGATCAAGATCCATGTCCACTGGAGAATTTATATTTACATGTACCACAACCTGTCCGCGATCCATGGGTATGTGTCCGTGTGCCTGAGCATAGTCAAAACTGGAAATGCTCCAGTCGTTGAATTCTGCTGCCTTGGCCGGATCAGGTATGTACAACCAATCATCCTGTTTGATCAACGTGGGGTCACCTACTATGGTCATTTGCAGGCTTAACATTTCTTGATTTTGTGCTGTGTATATAGATTTCAACACATCAGCGGCCACCTGTGCTGCCGGTCTGTCCAGTATGTTCATGTTTCTGGTCACATTGACATCATTGGTCAAAAATCTGTACTGTATGGGGGTAACTGTGGGTATGCTGGCCAACTGTGGATTTATTTTAGAAATAATTGCTGGATTGATACTGACCGGATTGGAACCGCCCAGTTGTTGCAACTCATACTCAGTGTCTTGTGTGCTGTCCTCGGATGCCTTGGCTGTGGTAAATGCCATAATGGCTGTGTAATAGGTGCTGTCAAAATTTATTTTGAGATCAATGATGTCGGTGTTTTGTCCGGTGTACAGATAGTTGTAGTATTTTTGAGTGTAGGGATTGCTGTTTACATAGAAAGAATTCACTGCTGGATGTCGTGCTGACCACATGGCGTACTGCATGACGTTGTAGGTCACAATTTTGGAATAACGATTGGTTCTTAGATCAATGGCCGGTGCTTGTCTTTGTCCGTTGATGTCTATACCGCCGTATTCTACCTTGGTTGTGGTTTTGAACGAGTTGAATATGGCAGTTTGATCTGCCTTGGCAGCATTTTCATAAGCACCTTCTTCAAGTTTCAGTTGCTTTTGTATCAGAAACTCACTGTGAGACATGACATTGTTTACAATGTCCAAGATTGGCGTGCCCATGGCTATGGTAAAGGTATTTTTGTTTAATTGTATATTTTTGACCTTGGGATTGGCCTTGGCCAAAGACAGTTTGCTTTCATTTACAATTTTGCTGTTGGCAATCTCTGGATCAATGTTAAAAAATATTCCATCGGCAATAGTTGCATTATTTTTACGTATGAGATTGTTGTTGAACACAGCAAATTTTTCTTCTAGTTCTTTGAAAAATTCTTTGACTGTTCCGGCTGTGATTGTGAATATTTCAGGTGTGCTGTTGAAGTTTCCGGCCAACAGGGCCTGGCCACCAGTGGGCACAAAATCTATCTTGTATTCAGTACCGCGTGTGGTCACTTCCACCTTCATGGTCAACAGTTTGATAGGAAATCGTTTGATGTAAGTGATTGGATTACTGTCAGTCTGAGATATTTCATCACCGTTGTCGTTGTATCCTTTGAATTCCAACTGCAACATGTAGGGATTGTCTGTGTAGTTGTTGTATGTGGATCCGTTCCAGGAAGCAGCCACCAAAGTGTCAATCAAGGTCACACCGTAAGGCTCTAGTATGGTCATGTTGCCACGAATCATGTTGCTGCTCTTGGTGGTTTTGTTAGGTGCTATTATGCTGTCAAACTGCACATTTTGTATGTGATAATTCAGTCCCAAGGTGCCGGGCTGTCTGCGCTCAGGATATCGTCCACCATCCTGAGCCACAACAAAACTGTTGGGACTGACTGGCTTCCAGGTCATGGCGTCTTGTGCGCTCATTGAATCCATCAACCTGTTAAAGTCATCTACCTGCAACCACCATAAACTCCAAGAATAGGTGTAGGATGCAAATTGATGCAGGGGATTGGGTATGGTGTCGGTGTCTACTGGAAGTTTGATGGCCATGATTAAATGCCTAGTTGTTGTTGAATCACAGCCTTGGTAGGAACATAAATTATGGTGCCTGTAACAAAATTCAACAGGGGATCAGACAACACATCTGGATTACGCACAGCAAACACCCACCACAGGCTGCTGTCTTGATATATGTCGTTGGCCAGGAGGTCGGGACGTAGATTGTATATTTGATCAATTTGATATATGGCATCTGTCACGTGTGCTGGTATGGTCTTTCCCGGCCATACGTCAAGGAATTTGCCCCAGGTCTGAGTTCCTGCGTAAGGGCTAGTTCGTGAATATGTGACCATTATAGGAATCCACCATTCTTGATGTTGTTGACATTCTTGGTGGGTTGTGTGGCACCAAATGCTGAAGCCGGTTTGCCAGCACCCACTGGATTGATCAAGGCACCTCGAGCAAAATCCTCCAAACTGAAACCTTGGCTCTGTGCCAGGCGACTGTACACAGGTTGTAAACTTAGGCTCATTTGGCTGGTAGTAGGCATGCGTGTGCTGTTGAGTCTGGGATTGAGTCCTTGGCTGCCTCTGGTGACACTGGGCTCAGGAATGTCCATGTAGTCTACATCTGCGGGCATGGTGTGACTGAAACTGGTGACCACACAAGGTACATTGGGCAAGTAATATTGTCCATAACCATTGAGATACACAATGGGCGGAGGATTGCCTGCGGCTGGGCCAGCACCAAAAAACATCTTGGTGGCACTTCTAAAAAAGTATATGGCGGCCATCAGGTACTGACCTTCATTGATGTTTTGAACAGTAAAATCTGCGTTCAAGATGATAGCAGACACTTCACTGTTGTCGTAAAAATACTGCGCATAATTGCTGTGTGTGAGTTTTTGCGGAGTGTAACTGGCTGTGTGCTGTATGGTCACTGTGGGAGTATATGGGAACACCACACCAATTCGTTTGGTTCCACCCAACCCAGACAGTTGTCCCAATGCAGCACCAATGGGGTTGTCGCTGCCGCCACCGCTTTCGGTGACCAGTGGACTCATCAATGCGTTGCCGGGATCGTTGTAAAAATACTTGCTGTTGGGTGCCAAACTTACTCGCACACGCCAGTCAGCATCGGCTGACGGAAACGATGGGTACACAAATCTGGGTGCAGGCCCTATTGTTCTACTGCTGTATCTAAACATGTCAGCCACATTTTGGCGGCTACTCATGCCATTGGGCGCCAGTCCCACTGCGCCAGTTAGACCATTGCTGATGCTTTGTCCCAGTTGTGCGCCAAAAGATTGCTGTGATCCGTTGAGCGGACTGCCTGGTAGTTGTGCGTTGGATAAAACTGGCATATGATTTCCTGTGTTATACAGTATTTATAGGATATAATTAACGGCCCAGATAATGTTTTGATATTTTCAAAATTAGGTTGACAAGACCAAATTAAATATGTTAGTATGTGCTAACTTTAAAGGAATTACAGGTGCGCCATAATTATCTCAACAACAAAGACATTCTCAAAGAAATACACAAAAGCAAAACAACCTACTGTTCATATGTTGACCCAAAACACGCCGACTATGACATGATTTTGCCAGATGTCAGCAAAATAAACAAAAAAAATATCATGCAGGGACGACGCAATCGTGCCGAACGCCTGGCCAAATTGGCACACGAAGCCGCTACGGTAGATGGGGTCAAGCGCAAGTTGGATGAATTTGAAGTCAAACTCAAAGACGTCAAAGACACTGATGTGGTGTTTAGAATCATGACCTGGGATCATATTCCTATTGATGATGTCAAAAGCCGCAAGGCCGCTGTAAAAGCACTGGAAGAAGAAGAAGGTGCTGTGCCGCGCAGCGAATACGACGACGACGATCTGGACCTGGCTGGCAATACCAAGTATGTCAAATGCAATTTTCCACCGTTTCAACACTACATGGTCGACGAAGCAGGAGAACCTGTGTGCGTGGGCAAGAGTCACTGGAAGGGCGATTTGGAAAAAGGCTCGTTCAATCGTGAACACGGCAAGATGACTCCAAAATTGGCCAACATGTTTATCAAACTATGTGAACGCTATGCCACAAGATCAAACTGGCGCGGTTACACCTACAATGACGAAATGCGCAGTCAGGCTTTGTTACAGTTGAGTCAAATTGGCCTGCAGTTCGACGAAGCCAAGAGTCAAAATCCGTTTGCCTACTACACCGCGGCCATTACCAATTCATTTACTCGAGTGCTCAACATTGAAAAACGCAATCAAAATTTGCGTGATGATATTTTAGAAATGAACAACTTGACTCCAAGTTACACACGTCAGGGCCTGAAAATTTCCACCGGTGGTGGTGGCAGCGATGGTGGCTACGACGATTGAGCAAATCGCCAGTTGATATTGCGCACACAATAGTATATACTGTTCACTATGACTAACCTTTTTAAAAAGGCAGCTGTTTTTACGGACATACACTTTGGTCTTAAAAGCAACAGCCAACTACACAACGAAGACTGTCTTAATTTTGTAAAATGGGCCACTGCCAAAGCCCAAGAAGAAGGATGCGAAACTGCCATGTTCTTGGGTGATTGGCACAACAATCGTGCGTCCATCAACATTGTCACACTCAACTATAGTCTGCGTGCCTTGGAGCATTTAAATGCTAATTTTGAAAACACTTACTTTATCCCTGGCAACCACGACCTGTACTATCGCGATAAAAGAGATGTACAATCAGTTGAATGGGCAAAACATCTCTCTAACATCCATATATGTAATGACTGGACTAGCCACGGCGATGTTACTATTGCGCCTTGGTTGGTAGGCGATGACTTCAAGCGTCTTAAGAAGTTAAAAGGCAAATACCTATTTGGGCACTTTGAACTGCCCGGTTACCTAATGAATGCCATGGTGGCCATGCCCGATCATGGCGACATTGATGCTAAAAGCGACATGGCCGGATTTGAGCATGTGTTCAGCGGACACTTTCACAAACGACAGACCAAGGGCAATATCACTTACTTGGGCAATTGTTTTCCACACAACTATGCCGATGCCGGTGATGACGATAGAGGCATGATGATCCTAGAATGGGACAAACCGCCGGTGTATCATGCCTGGCCCGATCAGCCCATGTATCGTGTGTTTCAACTGAGTGATGTGCTTAAACACACAGAAGTCATGCTGAAACCCAACATGCATGTGCGTGTGAACTTGGACATTGACATCAGTTACGAAGAAGCCACGTTTATCAAAGAAACATTTATAGACACCTACAAACTGCGTGAGATTACCTTGATTCCTGCCAAGGTCACTGATCTGACTGAATACGAAATACAAGGCAACATTGCATTTGAGAGTGTAGATCAAATTGTATTTGGTCAATTGAGCAGTATTGAAAGCGAACAATTTAACAAAAATTTGTTGTTGGATATCTATAGAAACCTATGACCCAGACTGATGTTATCACAGAACTGGAACAACAATATCAAATAATCAGCACTATCAATTTGATTGAGTTCGACACGTTGCCGACTGGGCGTTTGTATACTTGTGTGCGACAGGCACGCAAAGAATGTTTTAATGACAACGAACGCATTGTGGTACTGGCACCCAATGGTCTACAAAAAACCTATGCAGACCAACCACACGACATAATTGTGCAGTTGGAAAAATATTTGCAACATCACGACATTTCCCATTATTTTATTGTTGTGGTGACCAACATTGTTGGATTGCCCGATGAACTGGCACAGGTACATGCGCTGTACAATCCACGCGAATCACACCAATTACAATGCAGGTTCTATCAATGACCAACAAGGTATTCCCCATACAAAACCAATCTGCCTGCTTGTTGAAGTGGGCCTGGAGTACCATTTATTTCAACAGCGGAACATCTGCAAGTTGTCATCGCACACAAAAATATGCCATAGACCCCAAGGACTTTGACAATTTTCACAATTTACCAGACAAAGTTTCTGCCAGAGAGTTGATGCTCAACAGTCAATGGCCCGGTGCCGGCTGTGAATATTGTCGAAACGTAGAGGATGCCGGTGGTGTCAGTGACAGGCAAAATACCTTGGCACAGGACAACGGCTGGTTGGTACCACCCGAATTGGCACACGACCCCGTGACCACTTCTGCAACTCCCACCATACTGGAAGTCTACTTCCGTAACACCTGCAACATGGCCTGTGTGTATTGTGGTCCACATCACAGCAGTTTGTGGGAAGAGGAAAATCGAAAGTTTGGCAATTCGTTTCATACCAGAACATTTGATATCAAACAGGCACAGCACAACAGTGACTATGATACCATGGTCTCAGGACTATGGCGCTATTTGGATCACGAACAACGTTACAAAACAATCAAGCGATATCACATCTTAGGCGGGGAGCCGTTTTTGATGCCGGAACTGGATGACAGCATTGAATTTTGGCGCACTCACGCCAATCCTGATTTGATTTTTAGTGTAGTGACCAATTTAAACATACCCACTGCACGATTTGAAAAATATCTTTCGCAGTTTAAAAAATTAGTCTTGTCGAACAAAATATGGAAACTGCAAATCACTGCCAGTTTGGATTGCTGGGGCTCAGAACAAGAATATGTACGCTACGGTCTTGACTTGGATCTGTGGCATCGTAACTTTGAGTTGTTGTTGAATCAACCTTGGATATCATTGAGCATCAACAGTGCCATATCGGCACTGACTATCAAATCCTTGCCCTTGTTGTTGGAACGCATCAACGAGTGGAACACCAAACAAATTGCCACAGCCTCATGGTTTCAACGTGCATGGGCAGCAGAACCCATTATTCACAGTTTCAACACGTCTGGAGAATTTGATAATCCTTATCTGTTTGATGGTAGTGTATTTGCCCAAGACTTTGAACGAATATTGACATTAATGCCAACTGGCACACCAATACAACAGGCACAACACACGGCCATGCAAGGTATTGCCACTGCAAGTCTGGCATGCAAAAACAACATTGACCAAATTAACAAATTGAAAACATACTTGACTGATTTAGATCAACGGCGCAACACCAGTTGGCCTAGCCATTTTGCTTGGCTAAACAAAGATTTTAGTGTATAATAAACATCCATGTTTAAAATAAAAGACCTTACTGTTAAAAACTTTATGAGTGTGGGCAATACCACACAGGCTGTTGATTTTGATCGCAGAGATCTTACTCTAGTCCTGGGAGAAAACTTAGACCTGGGCGGCGACGATTCGGGTGCTAGAAACGGCACAGGCAAGACCACCATTATCAATGCCCTCAGTTATGCCCTGTACGGCAACGCACTCACAAACATCAAAAAAGACAATCTGATCAACAAGACCAACGGCAAAGGCATGATGGTCACTATTGATTTTGAAAAGGACGGCATCAACTATCGCATCGAGCGTGGGCGCAAGCCAACCACAATGAGGTTTTGGGTAGGTGACCAAGAAAAAGAAATTACCGATGATGCGCAAGGTGATTCAAGAGAAACTCAAGCCGAAATAGAACGCATGCTGGGCATGAGTCACGACATGTTCAAACACATAGTGGCTCTCAATACCTACACAGAACCGTTCCTGGCACTTAAAGCCAATGATCAACGCACCATCATTGAACAACTCTTGGGCATTACCTTGCTGAGCGAAAAGGCAGATCGACTAAAAGAAACAAATAAAAACACCAAGGATGCCATTACCAAGGAAGAGTTTAGAATCAAGGCCGTGGGTGATGCCAATCAACGAATACAAGAACAAATTGAAGCGTTGAAACGTAGACAAACTTTATGGATCAACAAGCATGCAGAAGAAACGCAAAAGTTACAGACGGGACTCCAAGAACTACAGAGAATTGATATCGAGGCCGAGGTACAGGCACACAAAGATCTTGCGACGTGGGATCAACTTAGAAAGGACCTCAATGAGCTTTCGTCGGCGATCGGTCGTGCGAAACTGGACCTGGGTCGCGAAGAAAAAACCATTGAACGCTTATCAAAAGATATCGTTTCGTTGGAAAATCATACG